ATAAAGGGTCTAAAAGGTTATAATTTTTTAAGGAGATACGAATGGACAAAGCATTATTTCGAGCATATGTAAAAGAATTGGTAAAGGAACAAATGGACGAATCGGTGGAAAAAACTGTTCGGAAGTTACTTCCTGCTATACTGGACGAAGCTATAGCAGAAATTAAAGGTACCCAACGAATTGTAGAATCTGCTCCTACCAAAAAATCTTCTATTGACCGTTCAAAATTAGCAGCTATGATGGGATTGGAACGAATGGGTGACACGTTATCGGCAAGTACGGACAGAATGATCATGCCAGACAATACCACGGTAGATATTAACAATCCCAATGTAAAACCCGCCGTGGACGCTATTAATCGTGATTACAGCCAACTCATGAAAAAAATGGGGCTTGGTAATTAATATATGTCAAAAACAGTATATTTGGGATCTCCGTTACCATTACAACGATCTTCTCGTGGGTATTTTGCAACCACAGCGGATGCGTTGGAAAACGAAAAGTCAAAATTTATTAATTTGATGTTAACTATGAAAGGAGAACGAGTAGGTAATCCTGGATTTGGTTGTGATCTCCCAAAATTACTGTTTGAACAAAAAACCACGGAAGTTCAAGAGTTAGCACAGCAGTATGTGCTTAATGCCGTAAACCAGTGGATGCCGTATTTAAGATTACGACAAGTACAAATATTAAACGAAGAAACATTTTTGAATGATAATAGTATTTTATTGTATGTCCAATACGGGTTTGTAAATAATCCTTTGGCGGTACAATCTGTACAATTAAGAATTGGTGAAGTTGCGCAAGGAAGCTTGATCAGTTCTGGAAGATTAACTACAATTTGAGATAAAGTATGTCATTAAACAATGGTGTGGTTAGAAAATTACAGAATGTTACATCCAAAGAAGTAAAATATCTAAATAAAAATTTTAGAGATTTTAAAGCTGATTTGATAACATTTACAAAACAATATTATCCTTCAACATGGACAGATTTTAACGAATCAAATCCAGGAATGATAATGTTAGAACTTGCTGCATATGTTGGTGATGTATTATCTTTTTATATTGACAATCAATTTAAAGAAAATTTATTAGCATACGCAGAAGAAGAAAAAAATATTATTAATATTGCACAAGCGTTTGGATATAAACCAAAGACAATAATTCCGGCGGTTACCGAAGTATTGATATCACAAATTGTACCCGCAAAAGGTCCTGATGATGGATTTGTTCCTGACTCAACATATATGTTACGAATTGATAGAAATTCTACATTCTCAACAACAGGTGAAAATATTGTTTCGTTTCGAAGCTTGGAATTTGTAGATTTCGCAGATTCAACAAATCGATCTATACAACCATATCAAATTAGTGATGACACATTACAAATTACTACATATCTTATAACAAAAACTGTAAAAGTAATGGCTGGACAATTGCGTACGCAATCGTTTTCTTTCGGAGATCCTTCGAAATTTTCTACAATTGTTCTGGGTGATAATAATGTAAATTCTGTGTCGAAAGTTTTAGATTCCGAAGGGAATCTGTGGTACGAAGTAGAATATCTCGCACAAGATACTATTATTGATGATAAAGAAGTCGTATATACTAACAGCGAATCGGAATCAACGAATCCATCGTATACAATAAAATTTAGAACGGTCCCTCGTAGATTTGTTACCAGACTAAACAACGAAAAACAATTACAAATATTATTTGGGTCTGGGCAAGGTAATATATCGGAAGATATTGTTTCTTTGGATGCGCGACAAGTAGCAAACGAAGATTATACAACTAATTTAGCAAGTGTATCGCTGGATAATACAGATTTTTTAAACACAGATAGTTTTGGATTATCACCTGCAAACACAACATTAACAATTGAATACTCGGTTGGTGGCGGAATTGAAACGAACGTTGCATCGGGTACTATAACAGAAGTTGGCGTATTAAACATAGTAAACGACACAACGGAATTTAATTCAGACGAATTGGCATTATTTAATGATATCAAATCTACCGTATCAGTGTTTAACGCAATGCCAGCAACGGGTGGATTGGATGGTGAAACTGTAGAGGAAATTCGTCAACGAGCACTATCGTTTTTAAATGCACAGAATCGTGTTGTTACTCGTGAAGATTACGAAAGTCGTGTATTAGCAATGCCAGCTAAATTTGGAGCTGTAGCAAAGGTATTTGCCGTATCTGATAATCAACAAAATAAGATTCAAGCATTACCACCAAATATTAATTTACAAGATCAAGATTTAGATACTAACCGTGTATATGTTGAAGATAATCCAAAACCTAACGCTATTAACTTGTATATGTTGGGATACAATCAAAGTGGTAAATTAACCACATTGAATTCTTTGGTAAAGAAAAATGTACAATCATATTTATCAAAATATAGAATGTTAACCGATCAAGTAAATATCTTAGATTCATTTATAGTGAATATTGGAGTATCATTCGACATAACAGTATATAAAGGATATAATTTACAAGATGTATTAGCTATATGTTTGGACGAGATTCGTGCATATTTCAATGTTCGTAAATGGCAAATTAATCAACCAATTAAACTATCAGATCTTCGGGTATTGGTTGTTGCACAAGAAGGAGTGCAGAGTGTGAATAATTTGGAAATTACAAATAAATATTTTTTCAAAGATGGACGAGATTATCAAAATTATCGTTACGATATAGCAGAGGCAATTGTCGATGATGTATTATATCCATCATTGGATCCATGTATATTCGAGATACGATACCCAGAAACAGATATAGTGGGGACGGCAAGACAATGAGAATAATACTAACATCGTCCGCAGATACAACTTTGTATCAACGATTTCCTACTAATAACGCTGGATTGGATGAAATATTAGAAGTAGGTAAAGTGGCTGCTCCTGAAGATTTGGGAATAGCATATACGGGTAGTTCTGCTCGTACATTAATAAACTTCACACTACCCGCAAGCGGATCAACACCAGCAACTGCGTCATATTTTTTAAATCTTAAAATAGCAAATGCAGAAAAGCTACCAATTAACCAACAAATATTAGTCTATCGAGTGTCATCATCGTGGACAGAAGGATCGGGATATTTTGTACAACAAACACAGAACGCCGGTGACGGTGCAACGTGGAGACAATCCACCGCTGCCGTATCGTGGAGTGTGGATGGGGGTCCGATAGTTACTACCCCATCACAAAGTATAACATTGAGTGAGTATCCATTACAAGATTTGCGTATTGATGTCTCATCTATTATGCAACCGGTCGTGTCTCAATCATTAAATTGGTATGGATTGGCACTACGAGTCCCACCGGCAAGTGACAGTGATCAAACCAACGCAGGGAACATTAAGTTCTTTTCTCGTCAAACGCATACCGTACATGCACCTACATTAGAAATATTGTGGAACAGTGCAGTATTTACTACTGGATCGTTGAAACCAATTCCCAACACATCGGATATTATGGTTATTCCGCGTAACGCAGCAGAAACTTATATTAAGGGAACGAAGCAGAAAGTACGATTTGTGGTTCGTGACAAGTACCCCCAAAAGAATTTTGACGCAACACTTCGATATAAGAACAAGTATTATTTACCACAAACTTCGTATGTTAGTGTTGTGGACTACCAGGCAGGAACTTCGATAGTTCCATTTGATAATGGATCAAACATAGAATGTGATGCAACGGGTTCGTATTTTATACTGGACACCACACCATTATACAAAAATAGATACTATAAAATTTCTTTAAATATAAACAATGGGGATGAAGATAATTTCATTCTTCCGGAATTGTTTACTTTTATTGTAAAGTAATAATAAACTTACTGCAACGGAAGTAACATAATATGGCAGATGTTCGTTACATAGAGAAAACATATATAGAAACACCAGATTTTCAAAGTCCACAAGAAGACCTTACACTTCGTATAAAATTAACGGACGGTGAAGAGGTATTGTTTACTGCTGAAAAAGAATTTTATACGCCACGTAGAATCGCAACAAACAAATCTGATGTATTAGAATTGGACAATGTGGTGGAATATACACCAAATAACATTGCAATAATAAAGATGCAAAATGGACAAACTGATTTAAATAAACCACAATATTATATAAATTCAATTGTTCGAGATGTATATAAACAATATACACTGGATAACTTTTTTACAGAATTGGACGATGAACTGGCGGTACCTGATTTTATCGGAACACTATCCGAACAACGACAATTGGCATTGAATGCATTACTTAACTTGGAAGATTTGGCAGCTGCAGCAGCTATTGGTGATTTTGAAGCAGCAAATGAAGCAGCTGCGGAAATTGATGAAAACTTCTCAGAATTAGCCGGATTTGATGCAATTCGTAGAGTATCACCAAGTGAAATAACTACACCAGAAGAAGAAGATCAATTAGCTGCATTGGATTTCGTGGGATTGACGAACGGACCAGGTTCAATTCCTGGTGGATATGTAGGATCCACCACGGATGCTAGACCTTCTGTATCACAAGAAACTTCGCAACAAAACGCGGAAGTTAATGTAATCAGAACAGGACCAGGACCAAATGATTTTGTCACTGTAGATGCGGGAACTGGAAGTGAAATATCACCAGATAGCGCATTTTCTGACGAAGCTGGATTGTTTGCATCGGCAGATACTTCCGACGATATCATTGATCCTATACCAAGTGTTCAAGAAAATG